CTTCTGTAATGCGAAACTGCAGCACAGCAATAATGCGACCTTGGTCGTAAGTATTAGGCAAAAATCCACTCAGAAGTGGATTGGAAGCTTTAACCTTTACGTCGTAGCCTATGGTTTGGCCAACGGCGAAGCTGTTTCCTTCTTCTGGCCGAGCATCTGTAACCGTGATGTATTGAGGAACCCACTGCAGATTGACGTCAAATTGTTCTGCGCGAACTCGTAACTTGAACCTTACGCGGCCGCGATCTGTTTCTCGCTTAAGCTCTGCAGTGCGGTAATCACCAGCATATGTAGGTGGTCCGCCGAAGATTTCCTCAAGTGCCATGCGTCGAAGGCGCAGTTGAGTCATGCCGAACTCTCCGGGAACTATTGTTCCTTGGCCATCGCGCATTAGCATCCTTTCGTAAACACCGCTCGTCGGGATTGCGTAGTTCTCTGTTGCGTAGGCTGAACCCCAGCCGCGGGCGATAAACGGGCGTGCTTCAAAGAATCTAGTGATAATGCCGTTTTCGGTTATGGGATAAAAATCCGCTTTAATTGTAAGCGTCCCAATGTTGACAGGAGTTGCGTTAGGGTTAAGTATAAATATAGACTGCAGAGCTTGCCCTGAAGAAAGGCTCCCGCGGATAATGGAACTTGAAACGGGATTGATCTGAAATTCGTATTCCTTGTCCGTTCCGTGATTAATTCGCAGCTGGTGGTACTGATCGACAGGGCCAGCGCCACGGATTCCTAGAACGGGACCAACTGCAGTCCACGATTGTTCGCCGGCACCGCGCATGTAAACGCGGAACATCGACACACGAGGGAAATACTCGTTGTTGGTGCCGAGGCTGAATTGCACACCTTGTTCGTCGTAATTGACGAGGACTGGTGGATCGGGAATCCCGTTGAAGTGGCAGAGCCCATTGACGCGACCCCATACTTGGCTGCGAATGCCGATCTCGGTGGCAGCGCAGCGCCTGTTATTGCGGAACGCACCGACAAAAGCTTTACACAGCGTGTAATAGATTACTCCGAAGTTGCGTTCTTCGGGCAAATTATTTGTCGTGGTGTGCTTATTATCATGTATATCTACTTCATTGCCACCTGGAATTGCAGCGCTCAATTGGATGTCAATTGTTTTATTACCGCTCCATGGCTTTTCGGGACGCGAAACAACACGAAAGAGTGTTTCACCCACTACAAACTGTTCGCCTGTCTGCAGAATACTGTCGGCTGCTACACACTCTGAGTCAAGCGCGTCGTTAATATCATCCATTGTGATGGATGTACTTAATTGAAAATTGCTCGGCTTTCGATCTAGCTCCCTGCCACTAATGCGAAACACTGTGCCGGGTTGATCTTTGCCATCAGATAAAACGCCTTGCCGACGCGGATAACCTCGTCCTACGCCTGGCATTCCATCATCTCGACCGCCAAATCCGCAAATCTTTTCGCGATCATTGCGAATGTCCCGTTCAGTGCGGTCATCCAAATCCTCAGGAAACTGAATCACACGCCAGTTTGGCTTGAACTTGGTGCAGTTAGGGACAGGATTAGCAACACCAAAACGTGTGTTATTTGAAGGAGTTAAGCAAGCGGAGAACTCGCTCAGTGGTGCACTTTCAATGATCGCTTGAGTCGCATCATCGTTGTAGCCCGGAAGGGCGTTCCACGCAAATTTATACGTGGTGCCACGGTGCGCGGTTAGCGCTGTGTTGCCGACAAAAACACCTGCAATATCAGGTGAGGCAATGTTGTAGTTGCTGGGACCCTGATCGCCCACGAGGTAGAACATCTGGGCGGCCTGCTCGTTGCCGAGGCTGTAGGCGCGGCTCCAGATCAACGGTGGAGCAATGACCACCCCGCCTGTTGTTCCCGTGTACTTGGTCCAGATGATCGGGATTGCTGCGCCGAACTCGGCTAGGTCAGCAAAGCCGTCAAAGCTGGTGGATTGCTGAAAGCGATCCTGTCCAGTGCGCCCCTTACGGTTGATACGTCGCGGATCGTCTGGCGCTTCCGGTGCGCGAGGTTTTGGCGTCAACAGATACGAGACGCCGGTAAAAAGTAAGCCAACGGCGAGGCTGACTAAAACTGAAATTGTCGCAGGGTCGCAACGAATGTCAGGAATATGGTCGTACTCCGCCGGGCGCACGTAGCTATTGCGCTCCAGCTCTTTTAGAAATTCGCTGTATTCAGCTTCTGTGCAGCCGACTAGCTCGCATAGCTGCTTTTCGTACGGAAGAAGTGGCCGCTTGATAGGTTTGCCAGCGGGCACCAAACCACTCGCTCGCTCAAAGGGCTGATAAGCAGAATCCCCTGTTGCCATGCGACGCCAAAAGCCCAGCTGTTTTGTGGCAGCAACACCACGTCACCATCGTAGCCACCGTCTTGTACACGATTGCCCCATGCGTACAAGTCACGCAAAACAGATCGCCGTGGCAAGGTGTACCAATCCGGGCGAAATACTGGTGTTGGAATGCCGAGTCGCTGTTCTACTGCGTACACCAAGTGGATGCAGTCGATTGCACCATCGCTGCCATCGGCCCCAAGTTTGTAGGGCAGACCGATCAGATCAAGACAATCGGAAGGCACTGCTAGTAGGAATTGCGCCAACGGTGTTCTCACCGATGAAGCGGAAGGGAATGTCGGTAGCCACAGCGTCTAAAACGCTGCTGAGCTGCAGCGTTACTTTAGTTTCATCTTGCGATGACGCGCTCACTTGTCCTACGTAGGTGTAGATCGTCTTACTGGCTGAGACGTTGACCAGTGCCACCGTGGCAACCCAGTTGCTGGTGATCGCCTCAGCTGCCCACGAGCGTGAGAGATCGTTGGTAGGAAATACCAGCGTGGCTTGGGTGTTGTCACCTCCGCGACTGACGGTGACTCCGCTGAAACCAAAAGGTAGGAAGTTTCCGCCTTGCAGGCTGTAGTTCTGGTAGCTGGCTCCGTTGAGGTTAAGCGTGTTGCCGATAATTAGTTCCATCAGACTCCTACGCGACGGCGCACTGAGGGTGAGTTTTGCAGGCGGCTAAGGGCGCGGCGTTCACCTTGCTCGGCACCTTGCTTGGCGGCTTGTGCCATACCGCGCTGGAACTGATCGGCCGTGACGTAGTCCACGCTGTTGATGCGTTCCACCGTGTAACGCACATCAATACTGCCGGATCCTCCGCCAACAGTGCCGCCTCCACCGGAAGCGCCGTTGCCTGGGATGACGGCTGCACCGCGTGCACCGGCGGAGTAGCGAGACATGGCAGTACCCATCTTGCTGGCGGGGATGACGTACTCGGGTTCGCCACCTTCGCCGATCATGGCCGTGGTAGGGCCAGTGACAAATCCACCCTCGGCATAGCCACCAACTTTTAAGGCCGGCATGGGCGACTTAAGCGCACCAGTGCCAGTGAGGTTTTTGTTGGCAGTTCCCATTGCATTTCCGCCGCCACTCAAAGCATTGAGGATCGTCTGCAGAATGATTAACGTCATCTGCTTAGCGATAATCTCAAGCGCCATGCTGATGAACGCTTGACCAATACTCTTAAACGCATCAGCTAGCGCCTCTTGTGTTGACTTAGCGCCCGTAATTACCTCACCAAATGCAGTGCTAAATGCTTCACCGATAGCTGTTGCGCCATTAACGATTGTGTCGGTTGCAAGCTTGATCGGATTAAGCTCTTCTTTCAGTTTGCTAATAGCATCGCTCAATCCAGACGCAACAGTACCTTCACCAGCAACGCCAAACTCTGAGCCCTCCATTGCTTTTTTGAAAAGCTTCTCGGCTTCCTCCGCCTGTTTCTTTAATGCCTCAGTCTGCAGGTCAATCAATTCAAGGCGCTGAATTTCAGCATTGAGTTGATTTAAGTTTGTTTGCTGCTCTGCATTTTTAAGCTCCGAGATCTGTTTAGCGCGGTCTTCAAAATCAAATTGAATTTGCAGGCGCTTGCGTTCAATTTCTGATCCCTCAAATAGCAACGTTGCCTGACGACTAAATTGCGTGCCAAGCCGATCTCCAACTTCCAGCGATCGTTCAAGTTCTTGCCGTAGCTTTTCCGCTTCACGCGCTGCTTTTTCGGCCGATTTCTCTGCATCTGATTTACCACCTCGGCCTTTGCTACCACCGGCTGCGGCGCCCAACAAAGGCGGCATAGTAGTAATGCTTGGCGCGGATGGCGTTTTTGCTTGCTGTTGGCGCAATCTGTAATCCGCTCGCTGCTGTTCGATATTTCGCTGACGCATGTCAGCCATCATGCCTTGCTGTGTGAATGGATTAAGCCTCATGGCTCGCACCGCTGCATCAGCATTTCGCGCAAATTGAGCCTCGCGATCCCTGGCGCCGCCAACGTTATTAGCTTCGTCTAGTATTCGTTGTATCTCGCTAACAACGGCAGTTGCTTGAGTTAGCGCCCATTGAAAAACTGGCGCTAACGTTCTGCCAATAGTTTGCGCTAATACTTGGATTGAATCCTGCAATGTGCTGAGTCTGCCGTTTAGCGTATCGCTCTGAGCGATAGCGCCATTGGCGTATTTACCACCGGCGTCGGTCAGTTTGATAATCGCAGCTTCAACGGCTTGGGCGCTAATCCGTCCGCCTTCTAGTGCTTTTTGAAACTCCTCCCCGCTCAGGTTGTACTCTTTGCGTAATACCTGCTGCAGGGCAACACCACGTTCCTGAAACTGCAGTAGCTCCTCACCTTGCAGCCTGCCTTTGGCTTGAACTTGCCCGTAGGCAGTAACCAAGCCTTGCAGCTCGGCACCTGTTGCGCCGCTGACATCCGCAAGCCTGCGGGTAGTCTCTACAACCTTGTTAGTTTCAACGCCAAAAGCTTGCAGCCGCTTAGCGGCATCAATAAGCTCACTGCTGGTAAATGGCGTGACTGCGCCAAGGTCTTGCAATTCTTTAACGATCTGACCAGCGCGTTGAGCGCTGCCAGTCAGTACCTCCAAACTGCGGCGTTGGCTTTCAACTTCTGCTGCTTGGACAAAAACAAACTTAGCGGCTTGAATTACAGAAAACGCAGCCGCAAGTTTGCCAACTGCGCCGCCAAGCCCATCAACTGCGCGCTCTGTTGCTTGCGACTGCGATTGCACCTGCCGCAGCTTGGTAACTGCCTGGCTGCTGTCGACGTTAATAGCAACGTTGGCGACAACCGACACGACTTACCTACGGCTTTGCTTCATTCTACGATCTTGCTCTTCGTTCTGCAGCTCAAAATAACTAGACCAGATCAGCAACTCTTCAAGCGTTACCTCTTGGTTTAACCGCGCCAAGCTATATCCAAGTTCTTTTGCAACTCCAAGTTGCAGCAGCAGCAGGTTGTCTTTCTTCAGCTCAGCCTTTACCGCTTTTCATGTCCAGTTCTTT